AAGAGGAATTGGTTCATTGAAACCAACTCGTGAAGGATATAATGTGGTAAGTGATGACTTTATGCTTTCAACTGCAGCAGATATAGTGGCAGATCCTTCTGCACCTGATGCTTTTGTTGAAGGAATAATGGAAGGAAAGGATTGGGTTTGGGATGGTGGCATCCTAAGAGAAGCCCAAGCTGCTAAAACATACAAGCAAATCAATACTCTAGTTGATCAAAAGCAACTAGATGAGAATAAAGCTAGTCTTTTCGATGAGTTTTTAAACTCATTGTAAATTAAAGATCTACTAAATAAATATAGATTTAACTAAAAAATAAATCGGAGCTGTCCAAAATGTCTCGTGGTACGAAATTACAAGAAATGGAGCAATCTAAAACTGCCGTGAATGCCAATGCTGCATCAGGAGATTCGGCCCTCCCTAAAGAGGGTAGTAATGCTTCTGGAGTAAGCACTCCTGGCAACACACCTCCTTTCGAGGATCTAGGTGGACCTACACCTGAAAACGCTAGTCCAACCAATGACTCTGCTAAAATAAAAGAGCCAAAGATTAAGACTGTGCATGATGTGGTCAATGCCAAGGCTGTTCCTGGTGATCAAAAGATTATCAAAAAAGAAGAGACGGAAGCTCAAGAAACCACTATTGAGGAAGACCAAGTGACTGATGAAAATGTAGTTGCTGAATCTGGAGCAGTAGATGATGGTGTTGACATTGAAGAAGATGTTAATGCACTCTTAGGTGGAGAAGAATTATCTGAGGAATTCAAAGAGAAAGCAAAAGTAATTTTCGAAGCTGCTCTTAATTCCAAGGTAAAAGAGATTCAAGAGACTCTTGAAATCCAGTATGCAGAAAAACTCGTAGAAGAGAAAGTTTCTCTTAAGGAGCAACTACAAGATCGTGTAGATTCTTATCTCGAGTATGTTGCAGAAGAATGGATGGTAGAGAATACTCTTGCAATTGAGCATGGCCTCAAGACTGAAATGACTGAATCATTCCTTGCTGGAATGAAGGGTCTATTTGAAGAACATTATGTAACTATTCCTGAAGACAAATATGATGTGCTTGAGAGCATGGTAGACAAACTAGATGATATGGAGACCAAACTCAATGAGCAAATTGACAAGAATATCGGATTAAACAAGAGACTCGGTGAGTCTGTTGCTGATGGTATTCTCGGAGATGTTTCTGAAGGGCTTGCAGCCACTCAGAAAGAAAAGCTTGCCTCACTTGCTGAAAGTGTAGAGTTTGAAAGTGAAACAGAATATCGTGAAAAGTTAGAAGTTCTTAAGGAGTCTTACTTCGCAAGAACAACTACTGAATCTGCTAAGAAAACAACCAAAGCAGCTCAAACCCTTTCTGAGGGTGTAGACAGCACCAAAGCACCAGTTGCTGGTGGGATGGAGCAATATGTCAGAGCATTAGGTAATTTCAAATAGTAGAGCTGAATTAATTATTAGTTCAAACAAAACATTACATAGGTAAAGCAAATGTTCCAATCAGAACATCTGCAGGAAAAGTGGAGTCCTTTACTAGACTATGAGGGTCTAGATCCAATTAAAGATCCCCATCGTAAAGCGGTTACCGCAGTCCTGCTAGAAAATCAAGAAAAATTTTTAAGAGAAGAAGCTTCCTTTAATTCAGGTGGTATCAACCTGATGGAAACTACTCCAACTAACAGCGCAAATGCTGCTGGTGCTCAGGGTGGTTTCGGTGGAGATGCTACTGCTGCTGGTCCAGTTGCTGGTTTTGACCCAGTGCTGATCAGTTTAATCAGACGTGCAATGCCAAACTTGGTTGCATATGACCTTGCTGGTGTTCAGCCAATGAGTGGTCCTACTGGACTTATCTTTGCAATGCGTTCTCGCTACACTTCACAGAGTGGAACAGAAGCTCTGTTCAATGAAGCAGATACAGCATTTGCAGGTAACAACTCTAATGATGGTGCAACACTTACAAGACCATTCTCTGATGTAAACGCAGGTATTGGTACTGTAACTCAGGCTGGTACTAACCCATCTGCCCTTAACCCAGTTGGTACTGCATCTTCAAGTACTGGTGCATATACAGTTGGTCAGGGTATGCCTACTGGTGACTCTGAGAACCTTGGTTCTGGAGCTAACAACCAGTTCAATCAGATGGCATTCTCTATTGAGAAAGTCACTGTTACTGCCAAGTCACGTGCTTTGAAAGCTGAGTACTCACTAGAGCTTGCTCAGGACTTGAAAGCAATTCATGGTCTTAATGCTGAAGCAGAATTAGCAAACATCCTTTCAACTGAAATCCTTGCTGAAATCAACAGGGAAGTCATTAGAACAATCTATATGACTGCTGAACAGGGTGCTGTTTCTAACACTGCTACTGCTGGTGTATTTGACCTTGACATTGACTCCAATGGTAGATGGTCTGTTGAGAAGTTCAAAGGACTTCTGTTCCAGATTGAAAGGGATGCAAATGCTATCGCACAGAGAACTCGTCGCGGAAAAGGCAACATGATCCTCTGCTCTGCAGACGTTGCTTCAGCCCTAACAATGGCTGGTATCCTAGACTACACTCCTGCACTTAATTCTAACCTGAATGTTGATGATACAGGCAATACATTTGCTGGTACAATCAATGGTAAGTTCAGAGTTTACATTGACCCATATTCTGCTAACCTTGCTGCTGCTAACACTGCTACCAACTCTGGTAACCAGTACTACACAGTTGGCTACAAAGGTTCTAGCCCATATGATGCAGGTCTGTTCTATTGTCCTTATGTTCCACTCCAGATGGTCCGTGCTGTAGGGGAGAACACCTTCCAGCCCAAAATTGGCTTTAAGACCAGATATGGTATTGTTGCCAACCCATTTGCACAAGGAACCACACAAGGTGTAGGTAAACTACAAATTAACTCCAACCGCTACTATAGAAGGGTTGCTGTTAAGAACCTAATGTGATTAGAAGTTTATATCTTCACACATTTCCAAAGACCTCCCATCTGGGGGGTCTTTTTTTATGTCTAAATATTTTTACGGAGACCTGCGTTCATAAAAATGTTTTGTTTTTCAAAAATGAGTCGTACAGAACGACGAAAGAAAGTATTAGAAGTATATACTTACTGGCAAGATAATCTCGAAAGAAGAATGGCTGCTGTTAATGCTGCTAAAGAAAAATTAGAAGAGCAGATTGAAAGAGATATTGTAGTAGATAAATAATTAAAAAACTGGTGATATGGCCTTTCGTATTCAAAAACCAAGTATAATGTCCAGTGTTGGTACAGTCTACTATAAAGGTAGTAATGTATGGGACGAGACATTTTCTAAAAGAAAACTTTATGCTACTGAGGCAGCTACTAAAGCAGAACCTTATATCTACAAATGGGAAAATGCTACTGTTATAGATGAGAGTTGATCATGAAATCCTTTGGAAATTTTAAAGAAGATTTAAACGATAGAAGGCAACAACTATTACAAAAGCAGAAGGCTCAAAAGCAGAAATCTGCTGAAAAAGGATCTCAAGCAAGAGCATCATTCGAAAAGAATGTAGAAGATCAAGCAGCTGAGAAAAAGAAAAGACAACAAAAAGAAAGAGAAAGAGAAGATATTAAGAACGAAGTAAGATCAGAGATGGAGAAGGAGGAGGAATGAAAACTTTTGATACCTTTATGGAACAAAAGAAGTGTCCTCCAGGAATGAAATGGGATGCTAACTTGAAGGATTGTGTTCCTAGTGGTAAAATATATGGTATGCGCTGGTGGGGTGTAGGACGTAACAATGAAAATGGAAATGGGAACGGTAATGACACGAATGGTTCTAATGGCAATGGGCATAGTAATGGTGGTAATGGGAACGGAAATGGTGGTAACGGCAACGGTGGAAATGGTGGAGGAAATGGTGGTTAATGAATAAATATGGTATAATATAATATGGAGACCTGCGTGAACTAATGGCAAAACAGACTATTAAATATACCATCAAGCAAGATGGTACAGTAGAAGAGCAAGTAGAAGGTGTCTATGGAGATGTTTGTGAAAATTTAACTAAAGATCTTGAAAGAAAGCTTGGAGATCTTGAATCTAGAGTACACACTTCAGACTATTACCAATCATTAGAAAATAAAGAAAATGTCCCACTTCAGCACCATCAAAACTCAGATTAAAGATAGACCTGCATTAATCGAAGCTTTACAACTTTTACAATATAATGTTAAGGAAGATCAAGATTTGGTCATTACAAATCCTAATCACGCTGAAGATCATCCTGTGGTTCGGGCAGAAGTTGCTGTGTCAAATGATATTGGATTTCGTTGGAATGAAGAAACCCAAACTTATGATCTTTATTCTGATAATGATACTTGGAATATTAATGTTCCTCCTTCTAGGTTTGTAGATAAAGTTACTCAACAATATGCCAGAATGGTTATACATTCTTCAGTTAATGAGCAAGGGTTTCAGGTTGAGGAAGAATGGGAAATGGATGACAATTCTATAGAATTAATAGTTACTAGGTGGGTCTAATGCCTGTACCATCAGAGAAACCATTTCTCAATTTAGATATAGGAATAAAAGAAGTACGTATGATCTATGATTCTATAGAATTATATGCGGGCGAAAAATCAGGAAATATGCATCCATCAGAAAAGGAAAGACTTACAAAACTTAGAAACTTGTTTTATAAGGTAAAGATGGAGTATGAGTTTCTAAATAACTAGAAAGGGTCATGGTCGTTAAAAAGTCTATAGTAGGACAGATTGAGAATAGAAATTTTCTTGCCCC